TCATTAACAGGTTGATCATCACCAATTGTTGTCTTTTTAGGTTTAGCCCAAACTGTTTTACACACATCAACTTCTAATCCATGATGTGTTTTTAGTGCTTCTACATAACTTCCAAGTTGTGCATTAGTTGAATAAGTTTTACCTGATTTGCTTTGAGATTTAAGGTCAATCAATATTAATCTTTTTGACTTATGGTCATAACCCAAAAGATCTAATTGACCTCCTACAGATTTTTTAAGATCACACAGCATATATTCAACACACCAAGGTTCAAAATTTTCCCAAAAAGGATCACTTAATAACGGTTCAAGCCATTCACTATATATCCCAAATTCAGGCTTAGGATCACCTAACATCTTTTGCTCTAATCCATAATGAACAGCTTTACCTCTTGCCTCCCATCCATCAGGCCCATAACGATAGCGTTCAATATTAGCTAAAGCTTCTGGTGTTTTGTTATTACAAACCTGAGTTGTTGAATATAAGAGAGTTTCATTTGTAGGCTCCCATATATATTTATGATCAGGTTCTTTGCGATATATCGGTAAAGGATCAAGCCAAACAGAAGACCAAGGGTTTTCACGTTTTAAAGCTTGAACGTGTATCCACTTTGCAAAAGGATTCATTTGTTTAATTGGGTAGTATCTACAAGAATTTCTTTTACTTCATCGTTTTCATTAAGCAAAATTATAAAAGGGCAAGGACGTTCATTTTTTCTACCTTTGATTTCTTCCTCTAACGTTTTTTCGTCAACAGGCAGAGCTACTCTTGTCTCTTTATCTACAGCAATACAGTGCATTCCTAAGCATTCCTTTTTCCCTTTGGGCAAATGAGCAAAAGCCTCTTCTGGATATACATCTAATTCGCTTTTATAATTCCTTCGATAAAAAGAATGTCCTTTTGTTCGTGTAAAAATTTTTAAGTCTTTTTGTAAAAAAAATTTTCTTAATGCACCGACTTCTGGATGCATTTGACCTCTTTTAGTTTTTTGACCACGTTTAATAATAGTTTCAAACCCTAAATAAGAGTCGTCATCTTTTTTAAATCCTTTCGCTTTTTTCATTTTTGATGCTCCATTGGTTTAGTTAGTTGGGAAATCTTTAGGGTCGATGACCTCTACAGATTCAGTTATTTCGGGAGGAGGATTCTCCCTTGCTAAGTTTTTAAACCTCACACCTTGATAACCTCTTGGATGTATATCAAGATGTTTATTTGCTAAATCGATGTTGTGCTGACAACCTGGGCTGATTTGGTCTAAATCTTCTAGCGTCCACATAGGTTTTTTAGGATTAGCAGGATTAGGTGTATGTAATCCTCTTTTTAACCTAAGAGTGATAGAGCGAAGGTTGCTAAATAATGGTTCCATTCTTATAAGTTGTGATTGGTGCTTCTAATTTTTTGTTTAGCTGAACAAGAACAAATCTTTCTTCAACTGAGTAAGGATTTGCAAGTGTATACTTCCATTGTTTACTTAAAATATGATTTTTAAGTTTTTGACATTCATCTAAAGAATAACCGTCAATAAGTTTTAACCATTTAGACCTGAATTGAGGAGAGGTTGTCTTGCGTTTAGGGATTTTTACGCCATTTACTCGTTTCATTCAACAAAACCTCCATTTTTCCAAAGTCTTTGAGCAGGGTGACCTGTTACAGGTTCCTTATCAGCCTTCTGTGGTCTTCCAAAGGCTTCGTAGTTCTTTAAGGTAATACTTTTCCATTTACATGCTATGCCCTCTTCTAGCTGATCTAAGACAGCGTTCTGCCCATATTTACCATGTATTCCTTCTAAACCTTTCAACCCAATCAAAATATTGAATGCTTCTTCACTCTTTGCCCCTGTTTTTTCTGCCCAGAACTTAACGATTAAATCTTTACAAAACTCAAGTGATTTAGGAATTTTATTTTCTTTAAAAATCCATTTTTTTGTTTTTTCCTTATTTATTATATTATTTACTTTACTAGTATAGAAAACCTCCCTTTCTTCTTTGTTTTTTTCTTTCTGTCGGTCGGTTTTCATTTTAGCATACGTTGTCAAGTCTTTATATTTTGTTTGTATGCCAAGAGCGATCATGTCATGTACAAACCCTTTGAGGGAGTGCCATTCATCCATGTGAAGCTTGCATATATCGATGAGTTTCTTGGATATATCAACTGCTTGAGTTTCCATAATACAGGTCAGTTACAGTTCAATAGGATAGGTAATGACATGTAATCTACATGGTGGATATATATGTGTCAAATCAGGATTGTAACAATTCGCATCCATAGTCTTTATATCCATTTTTAAGCCATTCATGTATCGCAATAGCTGCTACTTTCGATTCACTTGATTTCCATTTCTCTGCAATTTTTTCAAGTAGCAATACATCTTTTTCAGTTAAAGGAGAAACTGTTACTCGTTTAACTTTTCCACTTGGTTGCTTTTGGTCATTCATGATTTTACGTACTGTGTTTGCAAGTAGTCCGCATATATTTTTCTAAATGGTTTCAATGCATAACCTGCTTTAGATAGTTGCTTTACCAAGTAAAAGCCTCCTTTTAACTTCCCAAATTCATCATTTGACATGACATAAAATGGATTCTTCTCATGTCTCAGCAAAAAGCTATGAACTTTTTCACATAGCTCTATTTCTTTAACTACTTGCATATATCTGGTATAGCGATCTAGATTTTTGAATGTCATGATTTTTTAGCTCCTACAATATGCTTCTTAAAATACGCATCAAATTCTTCTTTTTTTAACTCAGATACTCTTTCTGCCTCTTTTATTATTTCTGTTTCAATTTCATACATTAAATTTTTTCTAGCATCTTCTACTTCTTTTAAACAAGCTTCTTGTTTCTGTTTGCTTGGTGCTGCTTTAGCTAATATCATGCTTATGACTGTTGCATAAGCCCATTTGTTTTCAATCATTGGTTTGTAAATAAGTTGGTTTGTAGGTTTGTTTGGTTATGTTTATATTGTCTTTGCCATTCATCACTAGGAAGATCAATCCACACTCTTTTGCCATTCTTTAATCTGAATCGCAATAATTTTCCATTCATAATGGAATACTTGATTTCGCCATTCATAGACCTAGTTCTTTGATAGTTTTTTCTGCTAAATCAAGTGCATTGATTTCTGATATATAATCAGATTTACTGATTTCATTATTAAAAAAAGCATGTTCGATAATTGCTCGATTTTCTGCTTTTTCTTTAAGCTGTTTTTGAATTAGGTTTTCTAATTCTCTTTTCATTGCTGACATAATATGTAGGGGTAATAGTTTACTTAATTGTTTGTTAATCCTGGTGATCTTTGATATGCACTTAATGAAGGATGATTATTCCAATATTCAAGATCTTTCATATGCTCTTCAAACTTTTCATTAAATAATATTGAATCTATTTCTAGATCAATATTTTCATCTGCAAACTCTTCTTTAAGACGTTCATAGTATTCCTCAGAAAATTGATTAGACATAATAAAAAATTGGTTTAGGTTTGTTGGTGCTAGGACTTATTGACGTTGCCTAGCTTTTTTTAATTCGTTAACGAATTTCGTCTTTAATATGATTTTAAATAACTGTTTAATTCTTTCCTTAAAGCTACTCTCAATTTCATATCAGTACAGTTTTTATAATCCTCTTGAGCATCCTTTTTTAATTGCTTTTTTAACTGTGCATCTTCATAGTGTTGACTATTAATAATACTCTGCTTATCTATCCAATCTGCATCTTCTGTAAGTTCCTTTTTTGCTATTGGTAACCATTCGTATGGAGTACTCTTATGTACTCCCTTATCTTTAAAATCTGCAATACATTTACTAATGATATATGTATCATCTTTATCATCTTTCATTAAGACTTTCATTTGTTCAATGCAGTCTCTACGGTTAGGGTTTTCTTTAATCATTTTGAATAACCTGTAAAAATTGATTGATTAGTTTTTTTTAGTTTTCTCCTTTTTCCTAATTCTTTACTAGCGTTACTTCCCTTGGGTTGCGTACCGTGCAATAAATGACAAAAACTATGCTTACCTTTTTTGAAACAATTACTATCATCATGATCTATTGGTAAATTTAACTTTTTAGCCTCATCCTCATTAAAAACAACTCTTGAATCTCTTTCAAAATATTCTATTAAGTGATCCTCAGTTCCTCCCCAACTAGCAGTTACATAAAAATTGCTAGGTATCCCCAAATCTAAAAAGTAACTGAGCGATTTGGAATAACAGTAAAATATATTATCAGGATTCTTTCTTGCTACTTCTAACCAGCATTTCAAGTAATCTAATGAGAAAAAATCACCTGATTCATGAATCCTAGTTAATCTCAAATTTTTATCAATACTTTCATCTATTAATTGAACCGCATTACCACGCCTTAAAGCTTTTAAAATAGCTTTAAAGTTATACATGCGATTATCTCTTACTATCGGGTATTGATTTTCTTGTGATGCCGCATAGCATCTAAAAAGTGTTTCATCACCGTCAATAATTCGACTTTGGCCATTAATAACTTTAGACCAGCTCTTACAAATTTTTGCCCCTGGGCACGTTAGCCCGGCCGGCAAACTAAGAATATTTCTATTACTTAATTTGGCATTACCAGAACTAACCTTTAACCTTTCAAGTTCCTTTAATAGTTTCATTTTGGTTTGTTTTTGGTTTGTTTTTGTTTTTGTAGACTGCTTTATCAAGATGTTTAATACCTTGATCTAATGCGTCTTTATTGGTTGTTTTTGATAGGTCAATCTCTAAAGACTGACCGTCAAAATTAGTGAATACAATACTAGGCATAATTAATTCATTCTATTTTTAATAACGTTGATACTAGCTAATCTTTGATTGTTCCTATATCGAACAATCAAACAAGCTATTCCCATTTTTAAGCAATCACTCTTATTAAGGTAAGGATGATTAGTAATATCAGATACTTGAAAATCTTTATTTTCTAAGTAATCTTTTAAAATCTCTTTTTTGTTTTTGTAGTCTCTACCATATGCTGGTAAAACATTAATTTGAAAAGGATACATAATGATTAATGAATAAGGTTTGATAATCCAAAATTAATTAAGCTATCTCTTCTTTTCTCGTTTAACCCAGGATCAATTCCTAAAAATTCTTTTCTATCCTGATACCATTTAATAATTTTTTCTAAGAGATAATTTTTAAATTCTTCTTTATTGTCTCCTGTGGTTTCTATGTAGTCTCCTTCAACATATGTGATTACTTTTAATTCTTCAACATTAACCCAGTTGCAAAAATAAGAACTATCTTGACGGGTATCTATTGATGAATAACCTTTTTTTGATAACTTCCAACCTAACGCTATTGCGTTAAGTTCTTCAAAACTTTCTTTTTTTGTTAGTGTCATTTTTTTTAAAAAGATAATTTGAATAAAAAAAAGATAGAGAGAATTTAATCTCTCTATCTCATAAACCCTATTTTCTAGGGTGATTGATTAACTCGTAACTTAAAGAGCTATAAATTGATTTAACGTCTTTGAAAATTGCTCTTGACTCTTGAGCTATTTCTTTTTGCAATAAACTTCTAAACTGCTTACAAACTGTCGACCAATTGTAATCAGGATTTACTTTTGTCTCCAGTTCTGAAACTCTCCCTTGTAATGCAATTACATGAAGCTGAGAGTCAGAATATGCATCATGTAGTTCTTGTAGTCTCCAAACTCTTTTTGTGTTTGGATTGATTTCTGAAAACTTAGACTTAGCCATTTTGTTTTTTGGTTTGGTTTGGTTTGGTTTGGTTCTTGTCTTGTTTAGTATGCTTTGATCTCTTTTAAAAAGAAGTAAAGCAGATACACAACACAGGCAAGAATAAAAAATGACTCCATTTTTAAGTTGGTTTGTTTTTGTTTTTGTTTAGGTAATCAATTCTCTTTTTTCGCTTTGCGTTGCTTCAGTGGTCTGTAAAAGGTGTTTACTCTACAAAGCAGATAAATCCTAGAACTTGAGCAAGTAAAACAAAGCTAAGATGGGAAAAGGCTGAACTTATAATTTATTATACCAAATAGTTTAGAGTAATAGTGTATTGTGTTGATAAAATAATATTACTTAACATTTAGACTAATAGGGTAAACAGTATGTATAATAAAGATATCAACAAATTTAAACCAATGGACAAAGAACTTATCAAATGGCTTGCGGATATGCCCGAAAATTACAAGCTAGTAGGCAGCAAGCAAGGCGAGTACGACGGCGAAAAGCAAACTAAGCTATTCCTTAAGAAAATTTTCTAACCAGGAGGCAGCAGCTACCCTCCTCCAGTAACACCTGACGAGGGGGGAGTGTCGCAGCGTCGGCAAATCTGAACGTTAGGTGGGGGAACCTAAATATATTCTTGAAACTAAGATTTTTTATCTTCAACTTTAATAGAAAGTTCAGGAGCTTTAATGTTAATTACTTCTTCAGCTTCGCCTACAACTTTACCGAGATCGGCGAGAAGGGCTTGAACGGTTTGGAGTTGACCTTTTTTCATAGCTTTATCTATGGCACGAAGACGCATTGTTTGAATGCGAGAGATCATATTTTCTCTATCTTTAGCCCAATCTTCGTCATTCCAAAGTTTTACTTGTTTCCAATCATCCCAAGCATGACGTTCAGAGATAGCATGATTTTTAGCATGATCTACGACAAGTGCTCTAGCGGGGAGACCTTCAGTTTGCCTGCGATAAAGTTGTTGTTGTCTTTTTAAGATGCGATCATCTATTTCTTGATTTTTTCTAGCCACGATTACAAATCAAGGACTTATGTATAGGATAATAGGTTATGACAGTTAAAACCGCACAATCGGGGTTAGATATTAACTTAAGGTGGGCACAGGGGCAGGTGTTCAACGATAAGAGAAGGTTTAGGGTATTAGTTGCTGGGAGGAGGTTTGGAAAAAGTTATTTAAGTTGTATTGAGTTATTGAAGGGAGCGATTGATAGACCTGGGGAGACATTTTTTTATTGTGCTCCTACGTATCGAATGGCGAAAGATATTGCGTGGAAGGCGTTAAAGAAATTAGTGCCGAAGGTATGGATTGAGAGTAAGAATGAGACAGATTTGAGACTGGAATTAATTAATGGATCGACTATTGAGTTAAAGGGAACTGAGAATGCGATGGCACTGAGGGGAAGGAGTTTGGCTGGAGTTGTGTTAGATGAGGCTGCATTTATGGATGCGGAGGTATGGTTTGAGGTAATTAGACCTGCTTTAGCTGATAAACAGGGGTGGGCGTTATTTATTAGTACACCTGATGGAACAGCTAGTTGGTTTTATGATTTGTGGTGTTATTGCAAGGAAGATGCGACTAATGAGTGGAAAAGGTGGTGTTATACAACAATTGAGGGGGGTAATGTACCAAAAGATGAGGTTGAGGCGGCAAAAGCACAATTAGATGGAAGAACATTTAGGCAAGAGTTTGAGGCTAGTTTTGAAAATTTAAGTGGATTAGTGGCTATTAGTTTTGGTGATGACAATATTTCTACTGAATCGGTTGATATTAGTGTGATGCCATTGTTGATGGGGGTTGATTTTAACGTTGATCCTATGAGTGGCATTTGTGCTGTAAGAAGTGGAGATACGCTATATGTATTCGATGAAATAATTATGACGGGTGGTGCTACGACATGGGATTTTGCGGAGGAAGTAACGAGAAGGTATGGAGTAGACCGAAGAATTATTGCTTGTCCTGACCCTACAGGTGGTGCTAGAAAAACTAGTGGAGTAGGAGCGACTGATCATAGTATTTTAAGGAGGAATGGGTTTAATGTTTCTAGTCCAAAGGCTCCTTGGAAGATAAGGGATAAAATTACTGCTGTTAATACTGCCTTGTTAGATGCAAATGGAGATAGAAGAACAATCATTCACCCTAGATGTAAAGAATTAATCAAATCGTTGAGGACTTTGACGTATGCACCGAATACAGGATTACCAAATAAAAATCTTGGTGTTGATCATGCTTTTGACGCTTTCGGTTATTTATGTTTACAGCAATTTAATTTAGCGAAACCAGAGACTTTAGGGCAAACTGGCTATAGAATCTACTAAGAGTTTTCTTTTTTGCTTATGGCTTATGGAGCGATGAAACCCAAAGGAAAGAAGAAAAAGAAGAAGGGGGGTAAGCGTGGCAAACATTCCTGTTAATAAAGCTCTTTATGCAAGAGTAAAAGCTGCTGCGAAGAAAAAGTTTGCTGTTTATCCATCTGCGTATGCAAATGCGTGGTTGGTTAGGGAGTATAAGAAGCGTGGCGGTAC